TAAAACTCCCGTTGCTCGGGGTTCCGGAATGTGATTTCTAAATCCATTTGATTAAAGAGTTTTTGCTAGAGGGTTCAACCAAGTCCTCAGGGTAAAACTCTCGAAAACCCCACCTTCAATTTTATCCACTAGAAGAAGGCATTACTAGCAAGGAGGCGATTACATGCCCTGGATCTTAAAAAACCGTGGCCCTTGTTTGTGCCACAAAAGTACAAAGGCCAAAACTTTCGGAGGAGCTCAAACTAAGCTCGTGGCTTCCCTTGGACGGGAACTTTTTACAACAGAGGGTATTTCCGCAATTGTCCCAGACTATTGAGAGGTGTTGTGGTCGCTAGATTTTCTCCTTTTTAAATTTAGACTTACTTTTATCGTAAAGAAGTCTATGAAGAAACGCCCTTCAGTCCTAATTGTCTACTATTAGGAGGAGAGAACTGTTATTTCTTACTAGATCCTGCTGGCGGAACGGTATTAATCGCCTCAACTAACTTGTCATCGGCGGCTACAAATCTTGTAACAACAGTATCCACCGTCTCTTTCATAGTATCAATGGTTGCTTGTGTTGCAGTCGCATCTGCTTTTAGGGCAGATTCTACAGCGGTCTTTATAGCATTTCCCATTGCTAATAGGATCGAGGCCGCCGAATCATCCGTCTTCTCAATTTTAGCCGCAGCAAGTACCGCGTTATCTACGGCTGCTTGTAGTCCTGAAAAATCACCTGCCATTGTTTCTTTCTCCTTATTGGTTTTTGTCTACTGCTTGTTGCAACTGCTCATTAGACGTCTCAGCTTGTACATTTGCGGCCATAAGCTTTAATGTCAACTCATCAATCGTCTTCTGATTTGTACCATCTAAATAATCAATATAGCGATCTAAAGATGGAATATCTACATGGATGAAAATATCTATCCTGTCCATTATGTCTCCATTATCTCCCACAAACCCGATCGGTTAAAGGGATTTCCACTTTCTACTAATTGATACCTACCATCTGTATAGTGGACAATAGTACCAATCGGGACTTTCTCTTGCCAACCTGCCATTAAAGCCCGGGTTCTTCTAGGATAGCCGTTAAGTATCATTCCCACAGAGCTTTTAAGGTCGGAGAGGTCAACGGGCTTAGGTTTAATAGGAACTCGAGAAGAAGGAATGAAGGGGATTAATGGGCCATTGTTCTGAGGAATTAGGGAGGCGTGCATCATATCGGTTATGATAAATTGCGGATTAAATACCATCGCTATAGCACTGATTTCAAAGTTTAACCCATTCATATGGAATACTGCCTGGCAGCCCATCTTAGAATTATAGGGGGCAGGTATGAGAGTTAAATCTGGGGTGGGAATCGAGTATAACCTGAGATAAGCTGTAGCATCCAAATACGCATACTGCTGTGCAAAATTCTCAGGGGTCATCTCTAACCACTCAAAATAATTATCCCAGTTAGCTGGTATCTGTTTTACACTTTGAGGATTCATAGTCTCAATATGAGAAGCACTTTTTACACATTGGCTCTTTCGTAACATTCTCGCAATCAGGTTCAACACACCCAAGACACACTTCCTTCTCACAATCCCAGCACTTAACTAATACGTCAACAGGACGAGAGCAGAGCTGGCAAATCTTCATTTCTTCGGTTTACCTTTTGAGCGGGCTTTCATCATAATCCCGGCTAACGTTTTAGGGATATTAGCCCCAGGTAATTTGGGAAGTTTCATTTTCTCAGAGGTCATTTTCATTATTTTTCCGTAGATACTCTGATGTTACCTTTAAATTTATTAGCAAGTTTCTTAGCGTCGTACTTTCTATTCATGACGGAATCTTCCCAATTGGCTGCAGATTTATCCATCATCTGATTTAAAACCGACCCTTTAGGAAATGAAGTGGCATCGTCTGAGGCCCGTGTAAGAGTTTGCTTGCCTGACTGAGATTGAGGTCGGAATATTTTCTCGTCATCAATAATAGGAGGCTTCCCAACTCGAGAGGGCTTCTCTGAAATCCCGCTTTTCTCTAATTCGTCGTCAGCTTCTTCCTCAGTTCCCATTATTGGCTTCTTTTTACCAATTTTTGAGGCGGCCAAAATTCCCTTGATATCACTCATAGCCCGAGTCTCCTACCTATCTGATAATTTTTGATGCCTTTCGCACGATTCTCTTTCCTATTAATTTCCGAGCCCCTAGAATACATGACGTAGCCCTCGATAGGTTTAAGTAAATGCTCAGTCGTAATAGGCATGACGGAAAACAGAGCGTGCGGGTTTAATGAGGACTTGACGCTGAAAAAGTGGCCCGCTACTGACCAAAAGCCGTCAAGAAAGCGGTTTTTTTGTACTCGAAGTCTTAATAAACGGAGTTTTTTCTTTTCTCTCCGTCTCCAGTTTCTCGTCTGTAGCGTTCGAGGGCTGGGATTAATTAAAAAGCGGCCCATTACTTGTAGAGAATCAATTTAACTGAATCAGTTTCCCCTATAGAGATATTACCTATAAAAGTAATTTTAGTCGCATCAACCGTATAGTCTATTTCCTGTGTCATGAAGAGGCCATTACGAAACACCTGTAAGTATTTGTACTCTTCTATTAATGGCAGGACAGTACCAGTTAAGCCGGTGTAAGTTACTTCAGTTATGATATAAGTAGGGAATCCCGTTAAAGCAGATCCACAAAATACGGCTTTCTTAAACATCCTAATGATTTCCAGTAACGGAAGGTCCCTTAAAAGGCGCAGAAACTTTTTCAGGACTTTTGGTGGCTTCTATGCCATCATCCTCAAAAGAAATGGTGCCTTCATCTTTCCCCTTGTCTATAAATGCGATCAGCTCGCTAACATATGACGGGGTATATTCCGTCTTGTCCAAGATATGTCTTTTGATTTCCTTATAAGCCATGAAAGTCATGCGGTTTGCTCCTTTTTTAATTCTGCCTCTTTCTTTAGTATCTCGGGGTGCTCAATTACAGCCCCTATTAACTCATGGGTGATCCTTAAAAGTTCGATCTTAGTAAGGTCAGCCCGCTTCAATTCCTTATTTATGTCTTTTAATCGTTCCCTGGTCATATCAATCCTCCGATTGTATTAACTAGTCCGAATCCCTTAAAATAGCGTCATTATGGCTGACAGCAGATCCTAATTTCTTGGCTGCCTCAGTTAAGGCGGATTTAACTTGCTCGTCATTTAATACCATTTCCACTGTCCCAGAAAGTGCATCAATCCATTCTAACATGGAGGCATGTACAATCGCGGGACTATCAGTTTCAACGAGTAAATATCCCTTGTCAGTTCCTACAACATGGACGCTATTAATTACCTTGACACCTGATTTTTGCCCGTGACCGCTTTGTAAGAACTTATTGATTGACTTCTTAGGGTCTTTCACTGACCACGTTATCATGAATAGCATTTTTCTTAACCTCTCCTCGTAATTTATTGCTCAACATATCTAAATCATGACTTGTAGCATTAAACACGTTACAAATGGTCTTTAAGATTTCATGGTCCATTGTAGAATGAGTACCAAGTAACATTAAAATCCTAGTACCCGTGTTAATTATCCTGACGTGATGCTCTAATGAATGAATTAGGATATCATTGTCCATTTTTAAAAAGCTGCGCTCTAACTGCACAGTCTTTAGCTTCCAGCAGCTTCCTAATAGCCGTTGTCCTCTCAGGATTATCAGGTAAATGCTCTACGATCTCCTGAGCTAAAACCCCAAAAGGCTTACTTATGACCTGTAACTTTTCGGGGAGGTGCGCATATTCAAAGAATTGTAATAGATACATAATCCTTACTCCCTGTGAACCTTCTCATCGTCCGCTAAGTTAGAAATGGCGGGTCTTACTGAGATGAACCTATAATTCATAAGGGAACAATGTTCCTTACATCTGTTAATCACCTCGCCAATAGGACCAGGGTGATAAAATAACTTGCTTTTTAATGGCGGAGCGGGGCCCGTCATATAGTACAACGACCAAAGCGGCATACCTTTAGGCCCGGCCGGGAATGACTGATTTTCGTTTTCTAATGAGGGTGATGACATACTTAAATACTTTTTACTCCATCTATGAAATCAGAAAACTCAGGAAGAATTTGTCCTTTCTTTTCATCTACTAATGCCCAAAGATGCAGACAATTCTTATTGAGATTGACATAATTTTCTTCAGGGGGATATACAACATAGGCATAACGATCACCCAGAAAATCTCGTTTTACACGTACCATATCCAGGTGGGTAGGTATAGTTTTGGCCCGGCTAACTGATATGTGAACCCACCATTTATCATCAGATTTCTGGGAACAATCTATTATTATCCTGACATTACTATCACTAACCGCGGCATAACCTGTCCCCCACCTTTCACGTAAAAGAACCCATCCTTTAGGAGGAAAGGGAAGATTAGAGATAGGTAATCCTAATTCCATCAATCCAGCATCTAATGGATGAAGCTCTTTTTGAGAGGATCTTGTAGGTGATGACATATTATTCTTGAGTGATAAGCATTTGTGGACGGGGCAAGAGGATAGGATTTATATTTGCATATTCCGCATCTTTTATTACAATCGTAACATGAGGAATATTCACACCACTATCATCTCTTGACAACAATCCGTTCAACTTTAAACCAATCTCAGCAGCTTTTAAACGTACTTGACTTGTTTCCCCACTTCTCATTTCATTTGCTACGACATTAAGAACTTCCAAAGACGTTAAGCCAACTTTATCTAATTGATCAGAAACGTTATTTTGCGGGTCTTGAGAAATTAGCCCGGCAGATTTGAGTGCCGACTTGAAATCAGGACTTTTGGAGGAATTAAATTGTAGGGGATCAATTATTGGCATCGACTATATCCTCTTTTATGACAGGTTCTATTGAGAGAATCTTATTTTCCGTAAATCGCACATCTATACCTATAAAATTTGGCCCAAGGTTTTCAATTTCAAGAGAATCTTCTTTTTCACCTGTAAGATTATGAAGCGGGCTCTGTTTTAATCTTTCCAACGCATATTCTTCTGAGAACTGAAGACCAAGAAGGGGCATTTTAGGATTCCATTACCTTTTAATAGTACTTCCGTCCTATTACTTCCTAAACCTTACCACGTCCGGGCGGGTTTGTCAAGAGCTTTTTTCACTTTAAAATCAATTACTTAACATTTTTATACGTAAGTTACCAATTATTCCTGTTTTTTCAAATTTTTACTTTCAAATATTTTTTCTGAATTTTTAGTATGAACGTATTATTTTTAAGGCGGCGAAAAAACTAAAGTACTAGTACTAAGTGGGGAGTACCCGTTACCTGAGTACTAAGTATAAATAGTTGAATAATAGCTGGCACAAATCGCTCATTTATACCCTATAATGGTTTCAGTAAGAGCAAGGCGGGTGCAAGCGGCCCGGTAAGAGTCAAGCGCCGGATTCATCGAAGGTAGTTTGATCCTCCTCTTAATGGTACAAGATTTAAAAATCTAGCGGTGGGAGTTATGACCCCTAAGCTAGTGGTATCCCCTAGTTGTTACCGAAAGTGGGGATAATACGAGAACGCGGATAGGATCGGCCACCTGGGATAATTTCCCAAGACTAGCTTAAAATCCGCGCGGATCATGGGACAATTGAATATACTTGGGACGAGGGAAGTAGACTCGTGAGAATTAATAGGGAAAACGGCCCGCTACGGATTATCGGACGCAACGCGGCGCTTCATCTTATTATACGTCACGGGAGAGCGATTACTGAAGTCGAAACTATATGCCGCCACATTGATACCTCAATCCCCATTATAAAAGTGCTTAGATTCCCGCGTGACCTATTCTGATTAGGAACGGGATTTTCTAACTACCTAATGGTGTGACAGACTATTAGGATAGGAGTACTTTATGTTCAAGAACGATCGGACAAATTTAACTCTCGTCTGGCATTATTTTGATGTGCCCGCGGAGGATTATGAAGACGATTTATTGGACTCTGGGTTTATGTTTGTAAGACAGACATTTACACCGTTGAGACCATCCGAGACATTTTATATTCAATTGGGAGCGCCAATAGGAGGATAAGATTGAAACATCCGAAGTATGAGCATCGAGCAGGGGATAAAGTAACTTGGTATATATTAGCCCCTGCTTTAGTTATGCCAGACAATTATAGATTGTACTGGAATTATGGTTCGCCTAAATTAGATATAGTCCGGTGTGGCGCGCCGATCAAATAAAGAAGTATTACCTTGGCGGTCTGCGGTCCGTCGAGGCAGTAATTCTTCATCTTAGGTGTAAAATTTTGTTGCAAAAGGATGTGTAATAGTGTACTCTATAAGAGTGCTACCAGAAGGGGTTGCGGTCCCATCAATCCGCAAAAGGGGAAGACCTAAAATGTCTCCAACCAACGTAACTGAAACTGAAGTCAATGAGATCCCAGTACAGAGGACTCGTTTTGACCTCGATAGCATGGAAGAGGTAACTGTTAAGAAAACAGTACCTTTTACCAATGTTACAAAAGTGGAAGATGCTCTCGCCTTGCTTGGTAATAATACCGAGAAATTGGTAGAAGTTATCAATCGCGGATTGCGGGCAGAAGTGGGAGCTAAGGCGGTAAATGATCCCGCTATTCCTTGGATGATCGAAAATGAGGAAGGTGATCTTGTACCGTTTACTGGTACTTTGGTCAACGCAACAGATGTAAATGTTCTTGTTTTAAATCTCGCCAAGCAGGTATTCGGCTACTCTAAGGATAAGCCGATCGAGGTACGGAAAGCAGCTAAAGAGTCTGCTAAGAATTTCATTAAAACCTCGGATGTTATTCGTGAGGGCTTTAAAAAGCAAGCTCTTGCGAGTTCGACCACTGAAACCGAAGCCTAGTTTCTGGTTGTTTCATAAAGAGGCCCTTAGATTAATAGGGGCCTCGAATGGAATAACAGGAGATTCTATTAAATATTTCTTGTGTTCAAATCGACACGCTGATTTTGTCAAGTATCCTTTACATTTTGATGTTAAAATGGGAGGATATTTTACTGCTTATTTGTACTATTGTGCGAGTTTAGGACAGTACATTTGAGCTAAGTCCTTATGAATCAATAGTTAATCGTACTATTTAGTAAGTGACTATCTCATATGTTGCTGGTCCATGCGTGGGTCTATTTTACAATTCGGTATGTTTCTGATTCTAAAGAATATAAAAAAAAAAAAAATAAAAAAAAACAACATACCCTATATTAAATTACGTAAAAATTACCGATGCAATGTAGTTGATACTAAAGGATTTGTTAGCATCTAATAGTAAGCTACTATATATCTATGGGCCGACGTATAACATCTCAATAGGTCACTTACGGTATACTGAGCTAACACGTTGATTCTAAACCAAATAGACATTTGACACCGTACTATAATGACCTCATACTGGTGGAGTCGGACCATATTTCATACTTTAATCAAATTGAAATTTGGTCCATACTTCGATAAAATGAGGATGATTAAAACATGGCTCGTTCTAGTCCAGTAGTTTTACTGCATTCCCCGCTATTTGAGGAGTTCAACAAACAGTTAACCCGCGCTAATCTGTATTGGACGGATTATAAGATTCGATGGAATCTAACAAACAGTGTTGAATTCTATATGACAAAACGAGAATTCACCTATTGTTTCTTGCTTCATGCTAATATTTCACCCCGCATGATTGAACAATTCTACCGAATCAATAATGATACATTACAAAAGAGATTAGCACACGTGAGAAGTAAGTTGATAAATATTCCTTACACTCGTGATTTTTTCCTCAAGATATTCCCTAATGCTACATATTTACGTGACGCATTAAGGGAATTGCCTGTTAAAGAAATGTTTCGTAAACCTGTAATGAGATTAACGGACGATCAATTAAGGGAAAAAATGAAAGAATACGAAACTGAGAAGTTGCAATCATTAGTTAATGAGATGCAACCACCAGATCGTCCTAGAGAGACTCTCCACGATATTATGATGAGAGGTACTAAATTTTATGACAAAGAGAAGTTTCGTAGATGATTGGATGTTTCGTATCAATCATTATTACAAGATATGGAAGATGATTAGGAGACTTTCGAGATGAATAGTGATTTGAAAGATCCTCAACCAACATCTAGGAGTATTCAAGAAATCCTAGTTGAATTTGCCCGGTTGAATTCTAACGATCAGGCATGGATAATGGCAACTTTGTTAGACTTCGCAGACAAAAATTATGCGGAGTTCTTCACATTGTACGGTTCAATCGTAATTGAGAAGATTGAGGATTTGAGAGGTAATAAGGGATAGTTTGGAAGTTGAAAAATGAGACCAAATATTAAAATTGGCAGCAAAGTACTTCATACGGGCTTAGAATTAATAGGCACCGTCGTACAATCCAAGGGCTATTATTATACCGTTGATCTCTCTCATGACGGGAGAATGTTAATAGTCCACTGTTTAGATGAGGAGTTAGTTCCATTGGACGCAAAAGGTAATAAGAGGGAGGATTAAAATGTCGATGTCTCTCACATGGTGGGAAGATAGCAAATTAAAACGGACTCCTGATGATTTTGACGAGATAGAAACAATCCGTCTTAAATCAGTAGTTGAGATACCTGTATTAGTTCTCAATCGTCCTAAACGATGTAAGTTAATCACAGTTCAACATACCTCATTTCGTAAGTTGAAAAATGGTATGATGACTGATTTTCAGCGGGTTATATGGCCTACGAGGTTAAAAGGATGAAGTTCAACGTACAAGTTTGGACTACAGATCACGGTTTCATACCGCCTAATGGGGCTGTATTTACAGCTGATGAAGCCGTTAGATTATTTCAGCTGTTTGTTAATCAGGTTTATCCTGATGGATTTACAGTTGCTATTATTCCCGAAGGATGGGAATTAGTCAGGAGTAAACCTCAATGAAGCCAATAAAATACAGCATTCAAGTATTCGTTCCAATGTCTAAAGTTTGGACGGGCTACAACGAGGAAAACGGAAAACAGTTAAAGGAGGCAAGTAAGGATTTGCAGTATTTAAGTAAAAACCTAGTAGAAACTAAGGTCGATCATTTCTTACAAGTTGCCTTAGTTCCTCATGGTTGGAAACTAGTAAAGGAATAAGATATTAGTCATCAGGATTCATATGAGTCCTAATGATTAATGTTTTAAGAGATGATATTATGACACCTTCAATACCATTAGATGACAAACGTAAAATTCACGAAAATTGCTTAATTTGTGAAAAGCCTCTTGAGGAGCCGTTTAGATCCCTGCACTGGAAGTATCACAAAGAGTGTAGGAATTGTAAGTATTGCAATAAAGAGGTCCAATTAGAAATCGTTGATAAAGAGTTTAACAACGGTGAGACTATATGCCATAAGCCGTGTGAAGAACGATTTATGGATGCTGAGTTTCGACAGAGACCAGTAATGATTACACAAGAGAAATTAGATTACCTCAATAGGATTAATCTGATGTTTGAGGCTAATCTGGAATTATCTATTGAGACTAATCAATCTGAAGCCGCTTTATTAGCACCATTACTGGCTGCTACAATGGCATACGATCAGTTATTCCTCACCGTAAAGAGGATGGAAGCCATAACCGCTCAATTCTCAATAGCTCTCTCAAAAGACAAATCCAAAGCTCTCAGTATGATTGAAGCTAGACAAAAGGTCAAGTTTCAAGAGGTTGAGGAATATAGGAAAAAACAGCAAGAGCCTAAACCTCCTAAAGCAGTAAAAGCTAAGACTGAGCATTTGACGCCGGATGAGAAGATTCACCGGAATATGATAGCGGCGTATCAAAAGATGTTTCCTCATCTTACTGAGGAGGAGATAGTAGATCAAATTGTTAATAAGGCTAAAAGGACAATCTCAAATGATGACCCTAAATGATTGCCTAAGAGATCTATTTGGCAAAGAGAATACAGAAGAACATGCCTTTAATGAATTTAAAGAGATCAATGCTGAGGTCTTTGAAAACGATGATCTCCTCAGACATATGGTCTTGGCATCTATTAAAGCATGGTCAATGTTAGCCGATGTTAATTTCAACCCCAAAGATTTCACGTCTCAGCATATTACTGTTTTAACGCTGGGAATATACCTTGGACGTAGACAAATGACAGAGTTTTCCTTAAGGGAGGAAACGATTAAAGATGAAAACGCTAAATGAGGCTTATAAGACCTTAAAGGATCTTAACGTAAAAGACCTCGCTAAAGTTCAAGTTGACGAAATAACAAGTGCTCGTGATCTAATGTTTGCACTTGTTATTTCTAACAATTTTGATCTTGAGAAGATTTCAGAAGCCATCAGTAATATCTCACTGGGATTATATCTCAAAGAGCAAATGTTAAAAGAGGAGGTTAAAGTAAGTGAAGCTAACGAACCAATGCCCTAAATGTTTTAGGCGCTTGGATCTTGTTTCCTCGATGAAATTAGGTACTGATACTTGTTATCAGCCCCTAAAAGTCTACAAATGTGGACACGTATTCATCGAGGATCTTATTACTAAACGATCAGTTGAGCAAATCAACGCTTTAGTCGGTGATAAGATAGCAAGATCCTATCAGATAGACGGAGTACAATTCTTTTATGATAGTAATTACTCCGCTCTAATAGCAGACGAGATGGGCACAGGCAAGACCGCTCAAGCCCTATTAGCTCTGAGAAATGCGTATGACCTAATGGGTACTACGCTCATCATTGTAAAATCTGCTATCACATACCAATGGCAACAACAGGCTAGGATATGGTTTCTTGATGATCCAATGGGTAATTATATCATCACGAATACCAAAGGCTTCATTCCTCCTGGATTCAAGAGCTATACAATCTCGATGGATACTTTTAGTCGGATGATAAAATTCGAGACTAAAAACGATACTTCCCTAGATCAATGGGGACGTAGGCATACTAGGCAATTGGATGTAGCTATCGTAAGCCCGCATCTAAAAGCTCTTGGCATAAAATCAATAATCGTTGACGAATGCCATTCCTTCAAAGATCCTTCCTCCATGAGATCCAAAGCACTGATTGGATTTATAAAGGCTGAGGATATTAAACACAAGTTGTTTCTATCTGGCACGCCAATTAAAAATAGGGCCGATGAATATTTCGTGACCTTGAATCTATTAGCTCCTGAGGAATTTCCTTCATTAGATGCTTTTAAGTCTAAGTGGTTAATGAGGGATTCAGCAGGACGTTACAGCAGGATACAAACTTATCTAGAAGAAGAATTTCGTCAGAGGATTTCTAAGTTTGTAATACGTCGAGAGAAGAAAGACGTTTCGATTGACCTCCCAGATTTTCAGCGTGACTTCCTATTAGTTAACGTGGATAACGATGCTATGCGGAGAGTGTATAACGAGGAATTGGATAAATTACGAGAATTAATGAAATCCAAGGGCGGTAATCCCTCACATGCGGAGATTAGCAACAGTTTAATGACACTTCGCAGATTAACAGGCATGATGAAGATTGATTGGGCTGTGGAAGAAATCGAGGAATTTCTTGATAGTTGCGATATTGAGAAGATAGCAATTGGTGTTCACCATCACACAGTTAGAGATGGGTTATACGGCGTCCTTAAAGCTAGGGGACACAATGTTTTAAAACTTAGCGGTGAGGATAATAGCGAAGCCAAAGAGAAAATCAAGAACGAATTTGGAAAAGCTGAAAATCGTATTCTCATCATTAATATGCTGGCGGGCGGGGTTGGAATGGACGGGCTACAAATCTGTAATAACGTGATCGTATTAGAACGACAGTGGAACTCAACAGACGAGGATCAGTTTGAATCAAGATTCCATCGCTCTGGTCAGCTATTAAAAGTAATGGCAAAGTATCCACTGGTAAAAGGATCTGTCGATGAGTTTTTCGCAGATATGGTAGAGAATAAGCGGTACATCTTTGAGAAGACAGTAGGTAATGGGTGGGATCTAATGGGATCTCCTACCTCGTGGAAAGCGTTAGTTAACGATACGATTAACGGGAGATTGTAAGATGGGCACTGCTGCTAAAGTTGCTAAAAGAAAAGAGGAACATCCTGAGTTGTATTGCCCCGCTAAAAAATGCTTATGGCGTACAAACGATGGTTCCTATTGTCCGAGACACAAGGAGATAAAGGTTGACCGATGAATTAGCAATAAGAGTTGTTATTCTATTGGCAAAACTTGGATGGAATGAATATGTAATGAGCACGAAAACTACTGCAAAGGATATAGATTGTGCTAAAGAGGCTATAGACCAAATAGCTTTGAAGCATGGGGTCAATGTAAGATGGGACGATTAATCGTAACATTCCTAATCTATATCCTTCTCATTGAGTTATTGCACGTGCTGGAAGATGACACTGTTGGGGATTTCAGAACGTATCAAATTAAGAGGAGATGATTACAATGTCGTTTATGGATCTAAAAGGTAAATTAGATGAGCTGCCCGGATTATACGCGGCTCGTCAAATAATAGACGCTAAGATTACAGAATTGGAGGTTGGTATTAATACCTTGTTTCAACCTCCTGCTGTGAAAGTACCAAATGAGTGGATTCAGATTGAGGCTGAAAAGGTTGAGGCGAACACCAAGGAGGTAAAAGAGAATAATCATTCTAAAGGTCAGAAAAATTTCTGGGACAAATTAACTCCCAGGCAGAGAAAGATGAGAATTACTAAAATGAATAAAGCTCGACTTTCTCATCTTGGAATTAAGAGATATCCTAAAACAGGGAGATAAAAAGATGGCCCGCCCAATATCAATAGTCGATGAATTTACGTATGACGATGATTTAGCTAAACAGGACAAATACAAACGACGTAAAATTCAAGAAGGCTTATGTCCAAATTGTGGTCAGCCGAGAGATTATATGGTAACAATTAAACCAAAAGTGGGCGTACCATATACAAAACTGGCACAGCGGTGTAAAAAATGCTCGGATGCTATTAATGAGCGACGGCGTGAGAGATACATGGAGAATAAATAATGACCTTCGATACTCTTGCAGGTTTGTATGTTTATTGTATGGATTACCATTCAGGTCAATGGTCAAGATTATATAGGATCATGAGTAAAATTAACATGGATCTTAGAGATCATCATGCCAATATGATTAGAAACGGTAAATTAGATCCTAACCATGAATGGGCAAATGCTCGTAGAGTCTATAGAAAATTAAAAAGGAATCAAGCTCAATGACACAAACCTTGGACGAAATAAAATACGGGATTTACATTGTGATTCTTCTACTAGCTTACATTGGAAGTAGCCTAGAGAAGATAAGTGAGAGGAAAAAATGAGATTTTCAATTAACGAGTTATATCATTTCCTCAGTGAGTTAAAGCAAGGTAAAAAAATTGAGGATGTTTTAATGGCCATGATTCAGTTAGCCATTGACCAGGAGAATTTTAAAAGAATGAATAGGGGGTTGGAGCCTTTATGAAACAAACACTAATATTAGATTCTAGCCAAATAGATCATTTCTTGCAATGTCCTCTCATGTGGGAATATGGTGACGTGGCGCTATTAGCTCCTGCTGGTATATCTGAGAGAGATTCGATGGATATGGGAACGTTTGGGCACAAATTGTTAGAGCTGTATTATCGAGGAATTGCAAAAGGCTTAACCTCGGAAAAGGCTTATAAGGAGGCTTCTGAGATTGGCACATCTATGAACCCCGCTGATATCAAATTGTCACAGGATCGTAAAAAGGATGTCCTATTAAAATTCCAGTGGTATTGGCTGACCTACGGGATTAAAGGACACGATCTAGTTCCTATCATGAAAAACGAAAAGCCCCTCGTTGAGCTAGGTTTCAGCTATCCCCTATTAGACACTCCAGAATACTTATTTGTGCTGGAAGGTTTAATCGACATGTTAGCATTCATGGACGGTATGAAAGTATTCGTGGATCACAAATTTCAGGAAAGACGGCGGGCACTCTATAAGAAAAGCATCCAATTTAAGAATTATGCAATGGTCAGTAACTCCAATCTTGGGTGCATTAATTATGTCAGAGTTACTGATAAAATGGACGCTACGACTTTTGAGAGGAGTATGATGACCTTTTCCCCTCAATTTTTAAGACTTTGGAAAGAAGAATTGATCGAAGTATATATTCAGATAGCCAAAGCTGTAGTCCATCATAAACGAGAGCAACGGTGGAGTAGTTGTGGGGGGAAATTTGGTTATGCCTGTAACTTTGCCCCCGTTTGTGAGGAGTTTCATCCTACCATTAAACAGGCGATTTTAGATACCAAGTACATTAAAGTTCAGAAGTGGGAACCTTGGAAATCGACGGAATCGTTATTGGAGGTGGAGGTATGAGAAAGCCTTGGTATAAGAGATTTCAAATATTTCTACCGTTTTTTAGGTATGAGCCTAGTGATTGGACAGAGCATCATTGGGGACCATTCCAATTAAATACCTATTATTTGGGTATCCAATTTGGAAACAATACCACGTTTCTTTTTAAAGTCCGTAAAACGATATCTCCTGAGGAATGGTAATATGAGCATAGAACTGATAGACGGCTTTGAAATTGATATTTCAGCAGAATTTATGGAGGCTTGCTGTTATGATGACTGTACAAATACTCCTACCTTTCGATGTACTGTAGTGTTTGAAGAAAAAAAGGTAGGTGAAACTTTTATCTGCAAGATCCATTATAAGGATGCTTGTGAGTTTCCAGTCTACTTCCTATTACACTCAAGAGTTGTAAGAGCGTTATGTGGGTACAAATAAGATGACCTTCTACATAACATTCGGACGATCGCACCCGCTCAGGGATAATTGGATCGAGGTTTCAGCATCTTGTATAAATCGAGCACAGGAGGTGGTATATCTAACATTCGGAGGTAAATTTAGTAGTTGCTATTCAGAAGATCAATTCGATAAAACTTTGTTCCCATTAGGAAAATGCGGACATACTTTGGTGGGAGGATAAAATGCCCGTTTTGAACCACATTCACACCTTTAAAAGAGTAAAGAAGGGAATCTATAATTGCAAAGATCCCTATTGCTCTATCATTATGGAACACAAGCTGCTATTAGGAAAAGCCTCTCGTTGTAATGAGTGCGGGGATGAGATTATTCTTAATAGCGAAGTCTTGCACCTTTCCAGACCTAAGTGTAATAATTGCAGAGATACAAAAGAATCCCGCATCGAGAAAGCCGCCAAGAATTTAATGGAATCACTGGGATCGTTAGAATAAAAAGGGAGGATAGCAGTTGTTTAAGAAACTGGAGATAATTAGCCAATCGTATCAGATGCTTAAAGCGGCCTTAGAGCATGACATGGGACCGTTAACACCAGACAACGTTATAATGTTGAAAGCTGTAACAATTGACGTTGTAACTTATGTAGCAAAAGAAGTTCAACAGGCTTACGAGGATCATAAAAATGACTAAAGAAAGTATTATTGTTACGGTGTTTATTTTGTGGTGTACTTTGATGGCTTTGATATTAGCGGCGACCCGCTATGAGAACAGTGATTTCCACAAATCGTTGATTTTGAGGAGATACTGAATGGCAGAGATGACAGATCACGAGTGGTTTAGAGCAATAAATAAAACCCTCACAATCATGCTAAATACGATGGAGGAAATAACACACATCCTGATTAAAATAGACGAAAGAATAACTAAATTGGAGGAATTACAAGATGCCCAAAGTAGAAGACATTGAAGATGACGGACTTTTCAGAGGATTATTTATTGGTCGATCTGGGACTGGTAAAACTTCTGCCGCTTGTTCATATCCTAAACCCGTTGAAGTTTGGGATTTTGATGGTCGTATTAGAGGAGTGTTAGGATGCCCTTGGATACCAACAAAAGATATAATTTACGAATACTTTCCTCCTAAAGAGCCTGGGATGATTCTGCGTATCATGAAAAAAGTTGATACGATGCAACAATTGGCAGTCGCTAGACAATTAGCGATTAAAACTTTGGTGGTAGATTCTCTGACGGCGGAAACATTTGCTATGCTTTGTCAGGCTAAACCACTTCTAGCGGGAGATATCGCAAAAGATACGAAGGGGAAAAGAATATCAGGCTACCGAATGACAGGACCAGAGGAATACTCGTTTGAAGCTGATACTACGTATAACCTACTTGCTTCTCTGCGAAGTATTTCTGGTATTAATCTTATTGTTACGGCCCATGTTGTCGCAAGATTTGGAAAGGAAAATCCTGACGATCCTTTTTCAAATTCTATCGAGGTTGGAGAGAAATTATCCGTAAGAGATAAGATTGGTGAGAATGTACAGATTTACTTCGATAACGTTTTTCGGTTTGATAAGCAAATGTCGGGTCAAACTGATAAGCACTCGGTTCGTTTCCGTGGGGATTTATGCAGATCGGTACTTCCTGGATTACCAAACGGAGACATTGACATCACTAACAAGAATTTCTATGAAGTAATGAGGAGCTACGATACAAATGGAAACAACCAAAGCAAGGCTTAAATTACTGATTCACGGTTTTTTGTTCGCTGAGTTGGATCTTTGTGTCCTCAATGTAGATTATCTAACAGTTGACG